AGAGGAATAGGTGACACTGGACCTGCAGGAAATACTGGGCCAAGAGGACTAGGTGATACTGGACCAAGAGGGTTAGGTGAGACTGGACCTGCAGGAAATACTGGACCAAGAGGACTAGGTGATACTGGAGCAACTGGATCTGCAGGGAGAGATAGTAATACTGGAGCAACAGGGCCAAGAGGACTAGGTGATACTGGAGCAACTGGAGCTGCAGGGAGAGATAGTAATACTGGAGCAACAGGGCCAAGAGGACTAGGTGATACTGGAGCAACTGGTGATCGCGGTGATCATGGTGATACAGGGCCAAGAGGATTGCGTGGGCAAACTGGGCCAAGAGGACTAGGTGATACTGGACCAAGAGGACTAGGTGATACTGGACCAAGAGGACTAGGTGACACTGGACCAAGAGGACTTGGTGATACTGGGCCTAGAGGGTTAGGTGATACTGGCCCTAGAGGCTTAGCTGGATCAACCGGACCAAGAGGTCTAGGTGATACTGGACCAAGAGGACTAGGTGATACTGGCCCTAGAGGCTTAGCTGGATTAACTGGAGTAACTGGAGCAACTGGACCACCTGGACCTATTCAGCGAGCCCCGACTCCTCCACCAGTTCCGCCACAGCCACCAGTTCCTCCACCAGTTCCGCCACAGCCACCAGTTCCACCACCAGTTCCACCACCAGTTCCACCGCCGCGAGCTCCACGACCACCTAATAGTGCTGTGCCAATTTGCTTAGGGGAACCTTTTGTAGTTTCTGCAGCAGGGCGTGCTGATGCTGAATGGATAAGACAAAGTGTTACTGGAGAAGGATCAAAATATCCACGTGGAATCCCATTAGTACTATTTATACAACAGATTATCAATGAAACTCCTAAAAGGATCGAATATAAAGATACGGAATGGTTCGGAAATTTTGAAAGAGATGTAAAAATATTGCAAAATAAAAATAATGAATTTAAAGAATTAAAAACATATAAGGGAATACGTAAAGGGTTACAAGACCACAAGCGTAATATAACATTTGAATTATTAATTGATCAAGAAGCATATGATATAGCAATTATAGAATGTAAGTATCTACAAAAATATATGTCTGAAGGCTGGAAAATGTATGCATATCCAGGATTTAGACCAGAGACTTTAGGAACAAATTATGATCGTAAGAAAATAGGTTACGTATATTATTATAGAGAATCTGATAATTATACACAATGGTTTCCACCTTTGGATCATATATATAAAATCTATACAGCTAATAGACCTAATTATAATAAACTACTTACAGATGGACCGAAATGGCTTACAGATATACTAAATCGAAATTATCCTGCATCCTGTTATACTGAACGTTCTGCAAGAGGAGGCTCAAGAAAGTCTCGGCATCGCAAAAATAGCCGACAAACTAAAAAGGTGCGACAAAGTAAAAAATAAGTGATATAAAAATTGATAATGACAGTTTAAAAATAAACTGCAATTATGAATGCAAGCATATCTAAATCAAGAACATCTGTATAATAAAGAATGTGTAACAGACTGCCCTATAGTTTGGCTCTTACTTAGTCTTTGGCTCGCAATAGGTGTTACATTCACAACTGTAGGCTATTATTGCTCAACAACTGTTAAATGCCCTTCTAAAATGGACGATATATTCCTTAATATTGGAATAAGTCTATTATTTGCCTTTCTAGTCCTAATTATACTTCCATATACACTGGGATTCATTCTTAATCTGTGTTACACTATACGAGACCAAGAGCAACATCAACAGCAGCAACAATCTTTACCAGTTACAAACAAAAAGGTAAAAAAACTAGTGAAACCACCTAATTCACCACTACCAAAGGACGCCTTTGTCTCCTATAATGTTTCAGCAAGACGCTAACAATCTGGAATTAAATATTAAGTCATTACAAATTAGATGGACACCCGCTTTTGGGGCCCCTCCGGTTGGAGATTACTACACACAATCACATTCGCCTATAATCCAGAAACAGATAAGGGTTCAACTGGGCAACTTTTTAATATGCTACCCTTTGTTCTACCTTGTAAATTCTGCAGAGCAAGTCTGACTGAATATATGGAAACCGACCCAGTTGAACCAGCTCTAGAAACTAGAGAAAAACTGACCCGTTGGCTCTGGAGAATTCACAATGAAGTCAATAATAAACTCAGAAAACAGAAACTCAATGTTGTAGCTGATCCACCATTTAATAAGGTCGAGGTTTATTACAAGGATATTCTTTCAACCGGTTGTTCCAAGACTGAATTTCCAGGCTGGGATTTTCTCTTCTCAATCGCCGAACTCCATCCTAAATCTAAATCTGCTCTTGCATCAGTCCCGATTCCTGGACAAGATTGCTCTTTATTAACAAGCAAGGAGGAAAAGAATCGCTGGAACTGCTTGAACGCAGATGAACGAATGCCGCTCTACAAGGAGTTCTGGTCTGCTTTGGCCAAATCACTTCCCTTCCCTGAATGGCGTAAATCATGGCTCAACAATTCCAGGCCTGCCGATTTATCAACGCGTTCATCAACTCTCAAGTGGCTTTGGAAACTCAGATGTGGAATGGAGCGAGATCTGGAATTACTTAATAGCTGCAAATTCTCAACACTTTGCACGACACTCAAATCACATAGAAGCGGTTGCAGTAAATCTGTAAAGGCCAAAACATGCAGAAAAAAGCGCTGATGAAAAGAATAGATAAGAAACAGAGATGGATGGCTCGGTGGACAATCCAGGATTCACAGCCTTTCAATGGATACTCGCGATTATGTTAACTCTAGGCTGCATTCATTATCTGTGGCTAATCTGGGAAGATAGATATGGTCAAAATGCCCTAGTCTCAGGATACAGCGAGGGATTCTCTAATCCGCATGGTATTACCGATTCTGATAAATCTAGTACAATCTATTTTGAAAATGACGAGCTTTTCGACGAATTCTATGCATCAGTCTACGACAATCTTACACAGCTTGCGGGCAGATTTCCACATGAAGTAACTCTCATTATGGTTCAATGGAAGAAATCGGCTCCAGCAGATACTATGGATGTCTTGGATTGTGGCTGTGGAACGGGAATTGCGACTGTCTTATTCGCTAAACAGGGTGTTAATTCGGTTGTCGGGCTAGACAAGAGTAAGTCAATGCTCCGGCGAGCAACCAATGTCACTCTAATCGCCGCCTCACTTCCAAAGGACCAGGCGGAGGCCGTCAGTTTTTTAAATGGAGATATGATGCAGGAATTTACGTTTTCAGCTGGGCAATTCAGTCATGTGGCAATTCTTTTCTTCACCGTCTATTACGCCAGTGATCCAGTTACACTCTTCAAAAATCTGTATCACTGGGTACGTCCTGGTGGCCAAATAGCCATAGAGGTTGTCAATAAGTATAAGTTTGATCCACTCTTAGAGTCGGCTTCTCCATTCGTCGGCGTGAGTCTGCAGAAATACTCCAAGAAGCGTGTTACAAAGAGTAAGGTCGACTTTGACAAATTCTCGTATGAGGCCGAATTCGACTTACAAGACCCCGTTGCAGAATTCCGTGAGACATTCAGATTCAAGGATAAATCTGTGCGCCGCCAACGTCATACAATGACCATGAATGATATTGGTGAAGTGGTCAAATATGCTGAAAGTGCAGGATGGACATACAATGGATACATTGATTTATTGACGGCTGGATTTGAATATGCCTATGTCCTTATGTTTACGCACCCTTAATTAAGAGCTTTATAGAGCCCATCAACAATATATTGATTTAATTCATCAGTTGATACGGTAGTGTATTTGTAAATGATAGTGATGTAGAAAAAATACTCGTAGAGACCAAGTAAGATAATAAATGACAAATGCTCTATGAAGAGCTTTCGCCATTTAATCTTTACCTTTTTCAAATATACAGTCATACACATAATTCCAAATGTGCCGAGAAAAAATATGGAATATCCAATGGATAAATTCATAAGACTCGTATTGTAGATTCGGCGACTCATTGCTGCTGTTGAACCGGCTGTATCTATCGCAGTCTTATTGAGTTCATAGTTTAATATATCTAATACGATTGCCTTTGATGTATTTGACCAATTCCCTATATTACTTATGAGTGGTTGATAATATGCATCTATAATTTTTACAATGCCTGCATTTTCACTTTGACTTACATAGAGAAAATAGAAGATTGATTCAAAGCTCGATATAAATAAAATATGCAGAGAGCATTTTATTACAAAGAGAATGTAGCCATCAATATTTGATTTTGACTCTATAGGGTCTATTTTTGGTATATCAGGCAATGGTATATATAGCGGTTCTAGAACTGGAGTGCCATTAATACTTGGTGATCTGACAATGAATGAATCGCTATATGATGGCGGTCTGTTTGGAGAGCGCATTATTATATTATAGAATATAAAGTTTAGGTTCTATTAGATGAGCCAGGAGCAAGTCCTGGATGTCTTTCAACCCGGTCTCATACGGGGTAAGGAACATATGCCCCACGACCCCTCTAAGGGATACTACTACGTAGAACACCCAACTGAGGGCTGGCGTGTCTATCTGCGCGGCATATGTTTTATACATGAGGAGGGAACTGAATTTGATCCCACACGCTTTCTTGTTGTCAAGCGCACTGGCGCAAATCCGCAGTCTAGAGCTTGGGAGCCGCCAAAGGGTCAGATGGAAGGAAAGGATGCAATGAAACATCCACGCACATCAGTCTTAGAATTAATCAAACAAAATGTCCGGCGGGAAGTTGAAGAGGAGGCACATATTAATCGCTTGAATCAGTTGCAGCACACGGGTCTTATTCTTCAGAATCGTGAGAAAGATTACAAGCCGAATTGGTTTTTCCAGTACCATATCTTTCAGGCGTTTGCACCAGTCAAAGCCATTCGGCGGGGCTTGGATTGGTTTGCGTGGCTCAAGGTCCATCCGAAGTTTTTCGAGAGAATGAAGCGGGACAGAAAAGAAAAGGACGATTTGCGCTGGTTTGATTTGAATGAGACGCAGATGATGGGAAAGTGGTCTCCATCATTGGCTGCAATGTATATCCAGGCCTTCAGTAGATAGATGAAGAGGCATATTAAGATATTAATTGGAATATGTGTAATTGCAATTATACTACAGGCGGGGTTTATACTAATGCAAGGCAATCCAGAGGGCTTCGCCGCAACAAGTCCTGGAACTATGGTTCAATTGAGAACGAGTCATGTTCCTACTGAGGAGGATGCGTATTATTACAAATACGTATACCCCAAGTTGGTTCGTAAGGAAATCTATAATATGACTGAATCTGATTTGAACTAAAAGAACTTAGAGCGCTTACCACGCTTAGATAATACATATACATCAAAAAATACGTAAGCTACCCAGAGAAATACAAGAGTGGAAAATATCCAGCCAATAATCTGAAAAAAACGCGATGCTTGACAGAACATTGATTTATCTTCTGACGAGCATGTATTCACTGCAACTGCACCGACACCTGCGCCAAGACCGATACCGGGAGAACTACGTTTGGCCATCTATTATGACCTTTTAATAATCTGTTTAGCTGTATCAAATAATCGTTTTAAATCATCTTTGGTTTTAGTTGTTGGAAATGATGGCAGCACATCTTTATCTATAATATCTAATACGCTAGTAAATAATTTATTCAAAGCTTTATAATATGAGCTAGTCTTTTTAAAGGCGAGCACGGCAGCAGTTTTAAAGATATAACAACATAGAGCAAACTTTTTGAAGTTCTTTTGCCAGTCATTCTTACCAAAAAGAGTATATATACTGTCAGGTTTAACTCCTCCCTCAATTTGCTTCAGGGTCGCATTCGTTATCGTGATAAGCCTGTCTCTTAGAGTCTTATCTAGTAAATATTGGCGTGCACACAATATATTAGGTAGGTCTAACTCAGGTGTTTTTGTCTGCATTACATCTTTCATCATCGGCCATACAACCCGAATCAAATCATTCGTTATTTGACCAGAATTTATTTCAGATAGTGCCTGATCATATTTAGATCTGCCGCCAATCATATTATTTTGTTCAGTCAGTATATTTTTGATAATATTGGCGCATTCATTAGTATTCATTGCACCAGCAAATTTGTAATAATCTGCAATATTAGGTAGTATATTTATTACAGGAGGTTTAGTTTCAGCGATTCCTTCTAACACTGCCTTAGTATGGGTAGTTTCATAGGGAATTACATTTATTTCACTACATGAATTTGAAACAGTTGATACGTTAACAACCGAGTATAAATCTTTGTTTACTGTATTCAATATAATATTTCCCTTAATAATTGTGTCACCATTAATCTCACACTTATTAGGATTCTTTAAATTAAAATATGTATCAAGCTCTTTAATATCAAATAGATATTTATTTTCATTCGTTTTATTATATCTTATTGCCTCAAAATGGTTTTTACCAGGATTGTGTATCATTATATATTGACTGTTATCATATCCTGTAAGATTCCATTTTGTTATAGGGTCAGTTCTATCTCTTATAAGGATTCCGAGTTTATATCTTTCTCCCAATTGCCCTGCAGCATAGTCATCAAGGAAAACATCTCCATTTAATTCCTTTATTGTATCATCAAGTTTTTTCAAATTATCGTCAGGTTTTTCTGCAGCTTTCTTTGTTTTCATTGCATTAAAAACATCGACTAGAATTGTTCTTCTGAAGTATGAGGCGATTTTATCCTTATCATCCTTATTTAGAGTTCTAAAACTTTTACTAAGTGCAGTCAAGATTGAATGAATTAGACAGTCATTATCGTTTCCACTTGAAAACATCCTTTCATAATTATTTGTACCACCTGGAAGTTCTAAGATATTATTACTTTCAGATCCAAATAAGTTATCATCTATGCCATCTTTATCTACTTCAAAATGTAATTTGCCTACAGAAGGTGTATTAACATTTTCATCACCTTTATTAAACCCCCCTTTTTTAATTTTGGCTTCTACCCAAGCATCAATTACACTATATGAAGCTGATTTTTTGACTATATCATCAATATTGGTTGAAGGAGTTACAGGAGTTGCAGGGCCTACAGGAGTTGCAGGGCCTACAGGAGTTACAGGGATTGCACGATTTACTTTAAGAGGAACTTTACCATTTGTAGGGGAATTTGCAGGACTATTTTTAGAAGTAGACTTTTTTAAACATCCTGGCGTAATCAAATCGATAATACCTGGCAATGCTCCGCCCCTCCGTGTTTTACGAGATTTTGAAAAAATAACCTTTTTAACCCTTTTTCTAGTATTCTTTACCATCTATATGACAGTTTAGATTATATTCGCGCCACCTTTGAAGCCTCAACCTTGACTAGTTGCTTTTCCAGAGCAATTTGACCGGTGCCCTTGAAATCAAAGCTACAAGAATGTATTTCAGAATGCCTGTGTTGCATACAATAATATCCTGTGCATCTACAGACTTGATCACTCAACATGAGTTTTGTCTTACATCCAGACATCTCACACCGCTTGGGTCTAGCCTTTTCTTTTACCTTAACATCTGCTTGAACGGAAGGTGATTCTGGAGTAACGGTCATTGACTGAATGAGTGCAGACAAATCAAACTTAGCGGACATTCCTACTTTAGCCGGGTTTGCGTATGATTGTGGGCGATAAAAATCAATTTTAGTTTTAAATATGTTTTGGAAGGGAAAGATTGGCGCTATATCTAACGCCTTCGCCTTTTTAATGCAAAAAGATCTGACACTATCTAATTTACCGGGTCCAGAACTTAGCATATCTGATAAGCCGAGTGCATGTATAATCAGTGTTGCATCCTTAGAGGATACTGAAGGAATTGCCAAACTTCTCAATAAATACTTTGAATATCCGAACTCTAGAGCTAAAACACAAGTTACGGCCGCCTGGATAAGATCAACCTTCTTAGATAATCATGCAATCTGGATAGTCGCTAAAGACCCTATGGGAACGATTCGTGGCTGCATCAGCAGTTTTAAATGCGAAAGGCCTTACCCGAATTCGTTTGACTCGGGATGTGGTAAAATGTCGCCTTGGGGTCTAGTTGATTGGTATTGTGTTGAACCACTTTGGAGAGGAAAGGGTGTTGGAACTGAACTCTTGGATACACTTGACTTTATAACATACAGAGTTGGACGTAAGGCACATTTATTCTTGAAAGAGGAATTACCTCTGCCTTTGCCACATATACCCTTTTACTGCACGTTTCTACAATGCAGACGTGCAGGGAATCCTCAAATTAAACAAATGACACATTCGATTAATTTAGGAATTTATCCTTATCAGGCTGTTGAACTTAGGTCTGGCCTACCTCTTGTCAGAATTGAAGGAATACGAGACGAGGCGTCAGTGGAAGACTGGGAGAATTTACTTGATAAAGAGTTGCCAGAATGCTGGGTCTTCGTAAGTGGTGCAGACCGTGTTGATGAGAAAAGGGACTGGCAAATTGATAGTATGGTCTCACTCTACGCTTTCAGATGGATTCCTGGAAAGTGGTTTGGTTCTGTGCCAAATCCTGAGATTATCTAAGGGGCTGGAGGAGGAGCCACAGGTGCTGCAGAAGGAGCAGTTGGAGCAGTTGGAACAGCTGGAGCAACTGGTCCAGGAGAACTCTGTTCATTTACAGTTTTAATACCATTCTGATAAATATCTTCACAGCCAAAATAATAATTCACCAATAGTTCTCGCGCATGATCAGTATAATTATCAAGAAGTGGAAACCCACCAAGTAGAACTTTTTCATGTATTCCTGTTGGAGACCACTTTCCATTTTTAAATTCAATCTTAAATAATTTCTTTAATAAATCAGCAATTTCAACAATATTATTTACATGAAATGCTAATAGTTGATGAGATACTGTTTGCAGTTTCATTGCAGTGAGCGGCTTGACTGTTACTGAATTATCTTTGCACGCTTTAGAAGTTACCACTTTAATCTCTTCCAATCTTTTAGCGTCTGATTTAGTATCAGTATTCTTTTCAAACGCCTTTTTCAATGTTTCGATTGCCTCTTTCAGAGCGTCTGCCTCACCATTTTTATCTAAACCGAACATCTTATACATGGCATCTAATTCTAGCTTATCTACAGACTGCAATATTTTATTTATATCGATCTTTTTGCCATAAAGCGCATCAACACTCTTCAAGTTATTCTTCGGCTCTGTTCTACAGATTTTTTCATTAATTATCGTTGTAGATGAAAGATCTCTAAATAAATTTTCTGGTTCATTCAAAAGGTCAATTGCACGCCGAATACAGTGTGGTTGGCTACTAGGTCTATTATCCTTTAACATCTCATATTGATCCTTTATTATTTGATCCTTTGGATTAAATACAGATGCTACACCTTTTTTCTTGGTAGCTCCCTCGTATAGTTCAAACGCTCGACCATCAGATGTCGTATTAAACCAGAAAATGATATATTCTTCTAAAATCTTAGCAATGTTATTTTTATCAGCTGCATCCATAGTATTTATAATGCCTTTAATAATCATTCCAGACTCTTTTTGACTGATTATATATTTTTTATTAACACCGTATTCAAACATAAAATTCACTATATACGGTTCCTGTTGCTCTTTTTTAGTTACACTTGATGGGTAAATTTTTAAATTAGAGATATAACTTGGTGCTACTACTACAAACTCTCTTTTGGTAATACCTGGAAAAAAATCAGATATTTCTATTCTGAAATCCCTATATATTAGCGAAGATGGACTATTAGATGGTTTCGATACTGTTGAAGTATCCTTATTTTTCAATTTAATTATAAATCCTGGTTGATTTTTATTTATTTCAGCTGCAGAAACTCTAAGTTCCAGTTCTGAATCTGTTTTATATTCTAACTTTTTCAAATAAAAGAAAAGATTTTCTGAAAGTTTTATTAGATAATATTCAGATTCTTGTTTGGAAAGTTGCTTCAATATCTCAGCCTTTTCTTCAGTAGTAATGGATTTCGCTACTGATCTCAAGGCCTCAAATGGTCCAAGTGACTCTGGTATAGTAGCACCACCTCTCTGACCTAAAAGCTGTTGTCCTAATATTTCGCGTCTATATGAAGTATTAGTAGATCCCTGATCATTTAAATTAACATTTTTTAAGACAAGTAACAGAGCTCCTAAAATCTGAAAGATACGTATGAAAAATGACGCTATGATTCGACTAGCATTTTCATTCTTAGATGCATGTTCTTTAGTATCATGAGAAATCAACTCATCGCGTATCTTCTTTTTAATAAAATAGATTTCGCCTGGTGTCGTTGTCTGACTTGTGAAACCAATAATATTAAAATGGTTGTCAATTAAATGAGAAAGTTCAATAATATAATCATTTTTATTATCGACGATGTCTAAGACTTCGCGTTCTAAATTTTCCGATTCTTTATACATGAATGTAAAAAGAGCATCTGCAAGTTGTGAAATTTCTTTATTTCCTAGATTAAAATCTTCTTTACTAGTTATTTTACTTGGTAATAACTTTGGCAATGAAATAGCCGACCCCATAATCTAATATTATGCAAGATATTATTCCATTTTGATGCCGCAGATATCGGCCCATTGCTTCTTCGTTTCCTCGAGTCGTTTCCAGCATTTCATCAGTGTTCCTGCGGATACATCACACAGTGCGGCAATTGCTTCAATTGTGATTTCCTTATTTCCCTTCAAATAAATGGCTTCGAATATGGCTGCAGCCGCCAGAGATGGAGGCATGTGTTCAGCACATAAAGATAGATCCTCGACTGCATTTGCAATCGCTGTACTGAGTGACAGGATCACAGGAAACTCGGCTCGTTTTAATGGCAATTTACTCAAAGGATGTGCAATATAATGCGAGGCCCGTGTAGTCTTTATAGCCGATGGCGAGCCGGAGAAGCCCTTGAGATTCCCCTTTTGATGTGCGAGTGCTAGGACTTCCTGTACATATTTGAAGGCCTTCGTGAAATCACTCGTCTTAATGTGGAACATGTCGGCGATGTCTTTCGGCTTTCTTGGCTGACCGGCCTGTTTTAGAGCTGAGAAGACACATGATGCTAGGACTGCCGAGCGTGAAAGGCCGCGTTTCTGACAATTCGCCGTAAGTGCGACGTAATACTCCTTACTGAGGTCTAAGATGCCTGAATCAAGACCTTGATTCACTGCAGTGATTTGTAGGGTCTCAAATACGTGGAGAAGACTGCGCTCCTTGTATGGAAGCATGTTCCATGTGTGATAGCGGCGAATCTTATTCATTGACCAACGCGTATTTGCTGATCCGCCTTGCTGTGTAGATAAGATAACCGTGCCGAGACTTGATTCTGGAAACCGGTTGTCTTGTGGCGCACCCACTCTCGATGGGTCGCCACCACCCCGGTCATCCTGGCTGAAGTATCGATATTCGGCCGTCAAATCGAGGCAACGTGAGACGATCGTGCCGCACTTTAGGCAAGTGCTGACATCGAGGTGCTCCAATTCGTCAAATGAGTTATTACAGGTAGGGCAGGCGATTTCACTATTTGTCGAGACTTCGTGATTCTCTTGCCATGCGGTTTCTAAAAAGCTTTGAACAGACATGTATAAAATTTAGTTTGGTAAGATGGTTCAATTTTTATATGGCGGATCACTTAATTTCTTTTGCAGAAATAGATATGTCAGCGGCCCCGCCATCAATGCTTAATTTTTATAAAAGCTCAGTTAAAAAACCAATTAAAAAACCAGATGTATTACCACCTAATAATTCAGGTTTTCGCAATTCAGTTCTTCGCAATCCAGTTCTTCGCAATCCAGTTCTTCGCAATATAACTAACAAAAAACAAGCATCAAATGCGAATAAGCTAAGACTTGCATCATTATCTACCTATAGCAAGATGACAAAGCGAGGTGGTAAAAAGAGTAAAACTAGAAAGTCTAGGAAATAAGTTTAATACTAGACGCGTTACGATAAATTAGGTAAATTCTTTTGTAGTCATTAACAAATGACAGCAAAAGCATCAGCGCAAGGTTTCGCCTTTGAACGGCGTATTGGATTTCTCTTGGACCAGCTGAAAGACGGGCTCGAAGAAGAGTGGGTCATGATTGTCCATGATGAACAGGGCATCAGAGATTTTTTCAAAGAACAGAGTCTCAATGGAGTCGACCATCTCATACAAATCCAAGACCCGGCAGGGCAACAGCACGTCTTTTTCATTCAAGAGAAATGGAAGCTAGTTACGAGCCAGAGAGAAGTCTCGCAGTTCTTAGATTGCTGCGCAAGAATCTTAGCCCGGATGCCAGACTACAAGGGGCTCATCCACAGAGTCTGGTCATCGAGAACAATTCCATCTCAGAATGGCGAGAAGTCGCTCCAGGAGGGGCAATGTATAATTGTGCAGACTTGCACATCTCAAAGTCTCTTAGCCTTCAATACGATATTAGTCATCTCAGAAATCATTAATAAACGATTGGTAGCCATAAAAATATTAGAAGGTCTCGGCTCTCTTATGCCAAATGCTGAGGAGGCGATTGTGGATCCCAAGACTTTGGAGGATGCGCCAAAGACAACCTTTGAACCAGTGAGTGATTTCGGTGAAAAAAGAGTTCTGCCAATTACCAATAAGACAGTTGTGCTAGTTAAGAAAGTTGATTAGACAGGATTCACTCATCATCCTCATCACTCTCTTCCTCCTCAATAAACTGCGTAGGACGCTGTACGAAGACGTTCTCATAGCCAATTCGCCATCGGGTCGAATTCCAGTTTCGCGATGCAGGCATATTGTGATGGAGAACCGCAATTGTGTCCGTGCCATTACGCACAGACACGATATAATCCTTCCACATCTTAGGCAAATCTAGTGTGTAACCATGAATCAGCGATGCCAAGATATACCCCGTCAGCTTACCCACGTCCCACTGACCCCGCTTGTCATTCGGCGTAATGGCATACTCTCTGTCTGCATCTTCATAGATAGTGAGGACCGTGTTGAGAAGAGCATCGGCCTTCGCCACATCGAACTCCTTATCCAAGAGCGGCCCCAGAATATCATAGGACGTAGTGATACACTCGACACCGTGCGCCGCTCCGCCCACAATAGCCATGACATTCATCAGATTCTTCTTGGTCTTCGTGTCCTTATTTGACGGATGAGCACCCCAGACTGCCGATGCACGTGCATAGAAACACTTGTCTGGCGTCATCAGTCGCTCACGACCATACTTGACTAGGGGTGAATCAAGACGGGCGTGGAAACGGTGTCCAGGACTCAGAGGGACACCGTATTGCAGATTGTCGAAGATTTGAATAATCTCGGCTCTAGTGGCATTCTCATATGTCAGTACAGGGACTTTATAGGTGAGAAACTGGACCCGTTGCATTTCACTGAAGTCCTTGTAGTAGGTATTCTCATAGGGTAGTCTGTTCTCATAGAATTTTTTCATGGAAATGTATCGCTGTTGCCCGTCCTCCAGCCAACGGACACGCTCACCACCAACTATGGTGTCATTCAGAGTGAGATTTGGCATAGGGAGACCACGCATGATGGTATCAATGAGGCGCATTTGGCGGTCTGGTTTCCACATTTCTGGCCGCTGGTGATCAGGAATCTGGATACTTGTGTCTGAAAGAATGGTGGAGACGCTGCGG